GTATTTTCTAAACGTAGAAGGTCGATTAAAGAGGCGAGACCTTCTCGGTATTAAAGGCTTAGACCCTAATAAGATTGTCGTTATCGGCTCTTTCCTAGAGGAAGAAAAGGATGGCAAGGGTGGTAAGGTTGAAGGTAAGATTCTAAAGGGTGAGGAGTGGATTGCTATAGCCGAACACTTCATCCATAATGACCCAGGTTGTGTAGTTGTCGTTGACTCATTCTCTCAGATTGCTACTGAGAAAGAACATAACATTGATATTGGTCAAGTTGCTGGTGACGGCGGTTATCGCCTGCTGGCTCAGTTCACTAAGCGTGTTGCTACTGTCCTCCCTGTTAATCGTGTTACTGTTATTGGTATTCAACACTTGATTGCTAATACACGAGCTAAGATGAACCAAAAGCAGAAGGGACGTTCTGGTGGTCGTAAGATTGGTTACGCTGTTGACGTTGACCTTGAGTGTACACATATTGAATTAATGAAGGCTAGTTCTGCTGACGACGCTGATATTGTAGGACAAAAGGTAAACTGGGTGACTAAATCTACCGCTATCGTGGCACCCCACAAGAAGTTTCAATCCACCATCCGTTATGGTATTGGAATCGACGAGGTCTACGAACTGATGGAACTTGGTCAACAGACAGGTTTTATCACTGGTTCCTCGTGGCTAACCCTGGACTATATGCAGTACCACCTCGACCTCTTAGGGATAGATGAATGGACTGTGGACAAAAAAGGAAACCCTGATAAATCCTTCTCTAGTAAAGTGAAGGTTCAAGGGAAAGAGCAGATGGTTAAACTACTGAGAGATAACCCTGGCTACGTTGCGGCTTTAAAAAAGGAAATCTATGGCATGTTGGGATTAGAACAGGAAGTATAGTATGAAAGTCTATGACTTTGACGACCGTGAGTACAACTGGCCTCCAAGTGGGCATGAGGTTGATATTGACGATAGGCGAAAGCGAAGCGATTTGCATTTGAGAACCAGGGCGATACTCAAAAGCCTCTACCCGACACAAAGTGTATTAGAGGAGGTTCCTCTCCCAGGTATGAGACTATTTTTGGACTTCTTTCTTCCTTCTCGTAAGGTTTGTATTGAAGTTCATGGACAACAGCACTATAACTACACCGAACACTTTCATGGTGATAAGATGGGGTTTCTTAGGGCTAAGGCTAACGACAATCGAAAGATTGAGTGGTGCCACCATAATAATTTGAGAATTGTAGAACTTCCTTATAATGAGAGTGATGATGACTGGCGAGAGAAAATTATCCAGGGTGGAAACTGATTGGAAAGCTGTAGAAGCTGAGCTTAATAGACTTATGGGTCAGTTCGCTCACTTCGAAAGTACTGAGGTTATTAAGTATCTCAAGACTAGCCAAGAGGTTTTGAGAAAAATGTGTTCAGAGGAATGTGCTGAGGCAGCTTATTTAATGCAGCAAGAAGCACTATATCTCCAACTACTTCTTAACGAACTTAAAACCAAGATGGACTGGGCGGCGAGACAAAGAGATAGAATTGTTGCCCCCCAGATGAAACAGTACGACAAGTTCTTGGGTGTGGCCAATATTAGAACCATGGCTATTAATCAAGATAGTGCTGCCCAAGAATACCATAAGATTTATTGTAGGGCTGAGAGCCTTCACTCTCGTCTTAACTATATTCCTACACAACTAAACAAGATGTCAGAAATGATGTCTCAGTATCAACGAACAAAGGATAGACAAAACTATGTCAACGCTACCTGAAGCACTTAAAAAAGCCGTTCTCGAACAGGATTGGACAATTGTTTGTAAGGTTTTTACCAGCATTACGGGGGAGCCGCTAGAGATTCCTAAGCCTCCCGAACCAGAAACCCCAGATTGGGCGACGTTAGAGGTTGACCTTGGCGACGAGGATGATATAATAAAACAACAAGCCGTCGCCCATGACATCAAAGAACCCGAAGAGGGGTCTAATTTGTGGTTACCGGGAGACCCTGAACCAGGGGATGAAGTAGGATTTGACGAAGAGGATGACGAAGAGGATGATATAGCACCAGAAGTTGTTGCAAACCTATTCGCTCCAGAGCCAGAGTATGCTACACAAGAAACCATTGATAAGATGTCTGAGGTTAACGCACCTAAGCTCTCAGGTAATCAAGGAAGAAATAATATGGTGGCGACTGCAAAATCACCATCCAAGCCTGGGGAGTTATTTGAAAACGAAAATGGGGACTTCGAAAGCAGAAAGTCCCCCATGAATATTCCAGGTAAAAGAGTAAATCGTTTTACTGACAATAAGAATGTTCATTCAAACCTTCTAGTTAGCAACAATCCCGACTTGGGGACCAAGCCTCAAATGGCGGGGGGAGATAGGTCTCTATTAGCAGGAGGAGTTGAAACTGGTAATACTGTTGATGTAGAGTGTGCCCTCTGTGAAACAAAAGAGACTGTCTATGAGAGACTAGCAACGGGATGGAACAAGAATCCTAAGCACAATACTTACAGATGTAACGACTGCAATACTCGTGCTGGTCGCGAGAGAATTGAGCGTAAGAAGCTACGTGAAGAACGAGAGAATCCTGGTAGACGAGTTAACCGACAACAGTTTGAGTAAAGAATGCTAAAAACAGATAACGTAAAAGACTTAGGTGCAGAGAGAGCAGTTTTAACCGGAATGTTTTCTCATGGAGAAGACGGTTATTTAGATGTGACAGACTTGGTTAGTGGAGCGGATAGTTTTACCGATACTGCTAATCAAGCTTTGTTCAACATCTTTCACGATATGTACGGACGACAGGAAATGAAACGCCTGGACGAATCCTCTGTCGCTGCTACAGCCGAACAGATGGGCTATTCCTGGCTGTTCCAAAAACCTGATGACGTAAATCATGTTCGTACCATTCTAAACGGTAGGGTATTACCCGAGAACGTTTCTAAGTGGTCTGCTAAGGTTGAGAAGTTATCCATCACAAGACAGTTGATGGACCAGTTAATGTTCGCTGGGAAGACACTAGAAGATATTAATGGTGACGAGCCAATCGAGCAAATTCTAGGTATGGTTGAGGAGCCCCTCTTCGACTTCTCTAACCGTCTACAAGGCCCAAGTAATAATTCCCCCGAATTACTCGGTGTTGGAATGCGTGAACATCTGACTGCTTTAATGGACAACCCCGTTGAGCAGATTGGTATCTCTAGTGGTTACAAGTATTACGACGAACACATTGGTGGTGGATTCCGTCGAAATAGCGTTAACCTCCTGGGTGCCCGAACAGGTGTTGGTAAGTCCATGGTGAGTGTCAACATTGGTAAACATGTAGCCGGGACTCTAGGTATTCCTGTACTATACTTGGATACTGAAATGATTAATGAGGACCACTGGTATCGTGTTGCCGCCAACCTATCCAACCAGTCTATTGGGCTGATTGAAACAGGTAAGGTAGGATTTACTGAAGCTGGCAGACAAGCTGTTCTCGACGCCTGTGGTATTATGGAGGATATGCCCTTTCATTATCTGAATATTAGTGGTCGAGCATTCCCAGAGATTGTTGCTATTATGCGACGTTGGGTTATGCAGAATGTCGGATATAACGAAGACGGCACAACTAAAGACTGCTTGATTATCTACGATTATATGAAGCTAATGAGTGGTGATGGTATGGCTGCACACATGCAGGAATATCAAATGCTTGGGTTTATGATGACCTGTTTGCATAACTTCGCTGTTAGGTACTCTCTCCCAATTTTCTCCTTGGTTCAGTTAAACCGTGACGGAATTGACGGTGAAGACACAGGTGTTATTGCCGGTTCTGACCGAATCGCTTGGCTTGCTACTAACATAGGTGTTTTTAAACCAAAGAGTGATGCAGAGATGGCGGCAGATGGAGGTGATGAATTTGGCACCCATAAAATTGTTGTTATGAAAGCACGTCATGGTGGGGGGACTAAGTTCCCTGACTATATTAATTATCACATGGAGGGTAAGTACGCCCAAATTGTGGAACTTGAAACGCATAGCAATCTGAAAGCGAAACAAGACGAAACGTTTGCAGATGCTCCTTCAGAGAACATGGTTGATATTGATGAATCAGAAGACATCCCAGTCTAAACTTACCGATGATGAATTTCGACAGTCCTTGGTAGAGCTTCAAAATGAAGCCTGCGAGAACTTTGAATCCCTAATGACAGAAATAGGTGCAGACCTTAGGTGTCAGGGTAAAAAGTATGTAGGTCAATGCCCTGTCCATGGCGGCGATAATCCCACTGGTTTAAACATTTATCCCGAGGGGGATGAAATCAAGGGAATTTGGCGTTGTCGCACGCATGGGTGCCATATGAAGAAGCATCCTGATACCAACCGTCTGATGTACGGACAGACCCTTCTCGGCTTTATCAGAGGGATTCAACACTATAACACTGGTAAGTATCCTAAACTTGGGGACGCAACTAAGGTGTTGTTAAAGTTCTGTGGGTATAAAAGTATCTATGATGTAAGAATTCCTAATGTAGAAACACTAAAACGACGAATGATGAACAAGGCATTCGGTCGTCTAGCTTTGTCTCCAACTATGTCTAATAAGACATGGCCAAGAGAGAAGGTTCGTTCTTTATTGAGTATTCCTTCTCCATACTACCTAAACCGTGGTTACTTAGCCGAAACGCTTGACAAGTACGACGTAGGCACGTATAATCAAAAGAGAAGGGTTGCTGTTCCAGTTTACGACGACGATTACAAGGTCTGCGTTGGATTCTCGGGAAGAACGCTATATGACGAATGTGATAAGTGCAGTTTATACCATGACAAAGACAAGGGGTGTCCTCAGACTAATCTTGAGAAAGCCTATTGCGTAAAGTGGAAAAATAACGATGGATTCAACACAGGTCACTACCTCTACAATTACTGGTTCGCCAAAGACCACATCCTCAAGTCAGGAACAGTTATTCTTGTTGAGGGGCCAGGGGACGTATGGAAACTGGAAGAGGCCGGAATACACAACGCAGTTGCCCTCTTTGGGACAAACCTCACCGACGAACAAAGAGTCATATTGGAGCGTTCGGGGGCTCTCTCCGCAGTTGTCCTCCTTGATGGAGACAAGGCTGGAAAAGACGCCATGGCGATTATTAAGGGACAGTTGGAAAGACAGTTCAGATTGTTCTTCCCAGATGTCACTGGTACTGGCGACCTTGGAGATTTGCAGACAGATAGCATTACGTCAGACATCAAACCAATCATAGAACAACTATCAACATATTAACAGGAGTAGACATGACAAACATTATCGCCTTTTCTGGCAAAAAGCAAGCAGGTAAAAGTGCTTCTGCTAATTTCCTCTTCGCTCTCGAAATGGTAGCGTTGCAAACCACAGATGGTGCCTTCGTAGACAAAGAAGGACTTCTTCGTGTTGTGAGTACAAGACCTGATGTTGAAGGTGGACTAGACATAGGTGTTTTGGACCCATGCAGCCGTAGACCAGAAGTTCAACAATGGTTTATCGAAACTGGTATATGGCCGACAATCAAGCTGTATTCGTTTGCTGAGTGGCTGAAGACCATTGCCACAGAGGTTCTCGGTCTTACTGATGAACAGGTCTATGGCACTGACGAACAAAAGAATAGTCTTACACACTTGAAGTGGGAGGATATGCCTGGGGTCGTGACACAAGAACAGGTGGTTAGTCTTGTGGACGGCCTGCGAGTTCCACTAAGTGCGGACCTTTTAGAGGTTAATTGGCCTATGCCTTTAGACCCCGGCGGTCCAGATGTCGGTGGCAAACAAAGTTCTGTGCTAGACCAGATTGGGGTTATTACTCACAGTCCTGGCCGAATGACTGGCCGTGAAGTCATGCAGCATCTTGGCACTGAAATCTTCCGTAAGATGTACTACGATGTGTGGGCTAAGGCTTGTATTCGCAAGATTCAAAAAGAGAAAGTGGGATTGGCTATTATTACCGATTGCCGCTTCCCCAATGAAGTAGAAGCAGTCCAAGAGGCTGGTGGTAAAGTCGTGCGTCTCACGCGAGATATATTTAAGGGTGAGGACCAACACCCTAGTGAAACTGCACTAGACCCTGAAAACTTCGACTGGGACAAGTTTGATGCTATTATTGACAACTCTGAACTTTCCTTAGCTGGGCAGAACGAACTGGTTTTTAAACAACTGATGTCGTGGGGGGTTATCTCCGACACTGAAGATGATGCCTACGACAAAACTCAAGAGGAAGCTTACGTTTAATGATTGTTACCTACTTTAGAAGTAGTAGTTTTAATAACTGGGATTTCTGCGAACAACAGTACTACCTGAAGTATGTACTGGGTTTGCCAGATGTCTCGGGTAAAAAAGCTGAGATGGGGACGATAGTCCATAAGGTAATGGAAATCCTGGCCGTTGCTAAGGAAGGTCACCAGAATGGTGTTTATACCTTTACTGACGATGCCCTAGGAGACTTCACGTTTAGCGAGCAAGAACTGTTCGACGATGCATGGATGGATTACCTATTAACTCTGAGCTACGATTACTACGCTGGCAAGTCTGTTCATAAGTGGACTAAGGGAGACAAAAAGAAATGTCTTCAGTGGTGTTATACTGCTGTAACAGAACTTAACTGTTGCTTTGACCCACGTAAGCGTAAGATTATAGCCGCAGAGCCACACTTCGATTTTGTGTTGCCATATGAATGGGCCAAGTTCGAGTATGAGATTAACGGCGAAAAGATTGAGGGTCAGTTGGCGATGAAGGGAACCATTGATATGGTGACTGAGGAGCGTCCTGGTATTCTAGAGAGTGTTGACTGGAAGACTGGTAAGTGCATGAACTGGGCTACTGGTGAGACTAAGGGCTATAACTGTTTCACCAAAGACCCGCAGCTTCGAATCTATCATTATGCACTACATAAGCTGTTTCCAGAAGTGGAGCAGTTTATCCCAACTATCTATTGGATTAATGACGGTGGAGCCTACACCATGCCTTATGGTCCTAAAGACATTAAGGCTACTGAAGAAATGCTTCGTAGGAGATTTCAGGAAATTAAGAGAAGCACTAAGCCTAGCTTAATTGCCAATACTCGACAAAGATGGAAGTGCAAAACCCTCTGCGGTTTTGGAAAGACTCAGCACCCAAGTGGTGAAATTAATCCCTACACTGGAGACCCTCACACTATCTGTTCTATGGTCGCGGCCAAGATAAAGAGACAGGGTATCGAGCGTACAACAATTGAAGAAAAGGCCCCAGGTCATGAGTTCAACAAGTACCAAGCACCGGGGGCGTAACCCCTGGAAAAAGTTAATTGGAAATATCAAAATATCAGGTAGGATGCGAGATGCCCATCTAGACAAAGACCCCCGCAGGATTGATGTTACATGGGAAGACCTACGTGATATATTCATTGACCAACAGGCTTGTTGTTACTGGTTTGGGTTTGAGTTAGACCCAGACGGTATCTTCACGTCCTACAACCCCCTCGCTATCAGTGCTGACCGCATTGATGATGACAGGGGGTATGTTAAGGGCAATATCGTTATCTGTTCACGCATGGCAAATCTAGGCCGGGGGAAATGCCCCGCCCATGAATTTCAGAATATTTGTGACAATCTAAAAAACTCTATAATAACAGACTGGCAAACTACAGAATTGATAGGGAAATTTAAATGAGCAAGATAATGAGCGACAAAAACATAGAGACTTTTCAGCAAGCCATAAAGGCTAATGATGGTATGATAACAGGAGGTGCTGTTCATCGTATCCTTGGAGACCTTAGAAAACTCAAAAGGCAATGCTCTCTCATTATCAAATACAGGTCTGAGGAATCAATTAAGGAATTAGAGGAGATGTTATGAGTCAAGGAGTAAATCACGTATTTGAAGACTATGTTCGGGTAGAAAGCGAAAGGGTCAGAACAGAAGGCGACTACGTTAACGCCCATGAGGTTTATGGACACCTGATTGATAATATAGATACCTTCTGGGACCAAGTGAAACAATCTCAAGCAGAGCGAAACTACGGCGATATGCTTATAGGATTGGTTCAGACAGCGGCTTGTTGTCAGAAGGGAGCAGAATCTCTCAATCTGGTTCCGGCGTCGAGGTTGACAAAAGGAGACAACGATGCTAGAATAAGTGAGCTAGAAGACCTTCTTAATGAAGTCTTAGAGTTTATTGAAGAACGAGGAGAGTACCTGGAGCCCGCCCAGAAGGGGGGTCGCAGACCGTATTCTGTTGAGTTTGAGAAAGGTCAAATTCGTAATTATCGCGAAAGATTAGAGCAGTAAATGTCAACATATTTCCCACTACATGTACATACACACGATAGTTTCCTTGACGGTCTCAGCAAACCTTCACAGGTTGCAAAGCGATGCGACGAGCTAGGTCTGCCCGGTTGTGCCATCACTGACCATGGACGCATTTCTGGTGCTGTGTCCTTCTCTTCGGCTCTAAGCCGTGATAGATTTCATGTTGTGAAGGACGGTAAGGATGTAAAGAGAAACTTTGCTGGTGAAGAGTTTGCGAATCATTATGTAAAAGAACATTGTGAGAATGGAGAGGTTGTAGAATCTCCTGGTCTAAAGCCTATTCTGGGCTGTGAACTATACGTCACCTCATATGACCCTCGTGATAAGAGTACCAAGAGGCGTGACAATAACCACTTGGTTGTTCTAGCCAAAAACAAACAGGGCTGGAAAGACCTTATTCAGATTACTTCTAAAGCATTTGACCCAGCTTTATTCTACTACAACCCCCGAATTGACCTCCCTACAATCAAGTCATTGGTTAGTGGGGGTAATCTTATTGCTTTCAGTGGACATCTGGGTTCTCACCTAGCCTCTGCCTTCTTTGAAACCCCAGGAGATGCGTACAGTGCAAACTCCTATGAGGAGGCTAAGGAATTAGTTCATCCTGACTGGGTAGAAAGAGTAACCGCAGAAATCAGGTCTTTGCAAGATGTTTTCGGAGAAGAGAACTTCTTCGTTGAAATTCAGCTAATTGACCAAGAAAACAGTCCTGCTTCCCAGGTGGTAGCAAAGGGATTGAGGTGGCTCGCCAAGAAACTAGGATTGAAGTGTATCGGAACACCAGATGCTCACTACGCCTATCCAGAAGACGCATATGACCACCGGGTTTTATTATGCAACAACCTGAACACAACTTTAAGAGAGGTTGAAAGAAAGAGCGTTAGCGGGGAAGACGTGGCTCTAGGGACATTCTTTCGTTCCGACAGATACCATATCCCCTCATACGAGACAATGGCGGCAATCCATACCCCAGAAGAACTAAGTAACACCTTGTTGGTCGCCTCAATGTGTGAGGAATACAAGATTACTGGTCCTCCTATGCTTCCTAAGTTCCCCACCCCTGACAATAAGACCTCTGCTGAGTATCTGAGAGAGCTATGTCGTGAAGGATGGACGCAAAGATTAGACTTAATTAAGAAGGTGATTGCTCACCCTAACTTTGAATATACACAAAAAGACTATGTAGATAGACTTGAGAAGGAAATGACGGTTCTGGATGAAGCAGGACTAGCTGACTACTTCCTAATTGTGTGGGACATTATTGCTTGGGCAGTCCGAGATGGTCAATTAACTGGTGCTGGACGTGGTTCTGCGGCTGGTTCGTTAATTCTGTATCTCTTGGGTGTTACCCACATTGACCCTATTGAGTTCGACCTGTTGTTTGAACGGTTCTATAACGCTGGTAGAAATACAGCCGAACACGTTTCCCTGCCTGACGTGGACATGGACTTTGAGAAGCATGGGCGTGAGCGTGTGCTTGTCTATATGAAGCAGAGGTACGGTGAAGACCATGTTGCTCAAATGATTACATTCCAGACTATGCAGGGGCGTGGTGCTATTAAGGATGTTATTCGTGCCCATGGTATTATGAGCTATGAAGATGCCAATAAGATTACTGAGAACCTACCTGAAAAAGCTGATATTGAAGACCAACTTGAGATTATGCGTGAGCATAACAAAAATGAAGGTGGTGATGGTGACATTAGCATTATCCAGTGGACCCTCGAAAATAGCCCTGACGACCTGCGTGAGTGGGCATATCTGGACGACGACGGTAATATACAAGGCCCGCTTGCTAAAATTTTTGAGCAGGCAATTCGCCTAGAAGGCACTAAGAAGGGTACAAGTAAGCACGCTGCGGGCGTAGTTATTTCGCAAGAGCCACTTGCCGAAGTGTGTCCGATGGTGTATGATAAGACTACGGGAGCATTGATTGCGGGAATGGAAATGAACGACCTTGAGGCAATGGGCCATGTGAAGTTCGATGTTCTCGGGATTAGTTGCTTGGACAAAATTAAAGGTTGTTTGAATCTGATTAGAACAGGAAATTTTTATGGACACATTAATGGTTGAAGTAACAGCGACAACTGCTTTAATTAGTATCACTATAGCAACAGCTATAGGGATATTCTCCGGTTGGTTGGCAACAAGTGTATGTTACAGCTTAAAGTCTGACAGTCATGCTCAGGACCGATACAATCAAGGTTTTAAGGAAGGTATTGAGTCTGGTAGTCGTACTACTGCAAGTAAGATTCGAGCGAAACTCGTGCAGAGACTAGCTGATGTAGCAGACGAAATTGAAGCGGAGGAAGTGTAATGTTGGTGATTGCTTTACAGGTTGCGTTGATATTGTCTCTGTATGTAATATTGAGACTTATTTGTGGGTCTGTTATGTGTGGCATTCGTGCCTACGGAGATGTAAGGTTTGGTGAGGGCTACGCCCAAGGAAAGGCTGAGCGTGACTTAGCCATAGCACTATCAACCCCCTTGAGAATGGGTGTGTTATCAGGTGATATTACAAGTAAAATTTTTGAGACAGTAGACATAACTCCAGGTTGTAAAACTGAGTTCCCCTTAGATTTATTAGCTCCTGATGAAGACAAGGAGTTTGTTCCATCAGAGTACGTTAAGGAAACCGAAAAAGAATGGACAGCAGGTAAAGAACAAGCCTGGATGAAAAAGGAAGACATAGAAAAGGCTGTTGACATGAGATACATGCCTAAAAACCAATGGGAAGAACACTACGGTAGTGCAGTCCCAACGACAAAGATGACCACACGAAATATTCCACCAACATCAGGATAACATGAGCGAATTTATAACAGCAGACTCTCACGCACCACACGGTCAGTATGACGTGTTTTTTAAAGCCGACAAGCCAGTGCCCCTTACCAAAGATAACACGATTATCTACCTGGACTTTAAGGACTTTGGCGTGTGTATGGACTGGTTGCATAAGCAGGACCATACTGCCTCCCTATTGATGCGTAATGGAGATATGGGGTTAGAAGAGAATGAGTTTGCCTACTACTTTGCTAGTACGGCTGGATTGACTAGCTTCATGTTCTTTGATGATATTATTCCTGAGAACTTGAACTACATGTATGTGAACAATCTGAATGTGGAACATCCTAAAATGAGACATCATCCACTGGGTGTGTTGACTAGGAATATTCATACACTAGTAGATGTTAGGGATAACTATATTCCCACTAAGCAAGACAAGTACAAGAATATGTGCTATGTCAACTTCAATCACGACACATGTGTTTTCCGTCAATTTATTCCTAGGGTCTATGCCTCTGGCAAACCTTGGGTCACCATTGAAGAGAACAGCGTAAGCCAGGAAGACTACTATAAGCAGTTTAAGAAGCACCACTACGTCGCCTGCCCCAGGGGCAATGGACATGATTCCTTCAGAGTGTGGGAAGCGTTGAAGATGGGTGCTGTTCCGATTGTGACCAGAACTGTGGGGATGGAACGCTTGTCGGCTTTCCTTCCAATACTTGTATTAGATAAATGGTCAGAAATGACAGAGGAGAGGCTTACGGATGAACTACCCCTCTTGAGGGCTAGACAAAACCAGTGGCCCGAAATGACAGGGCAGGACTTTTGGACTAAGCATGTCAAGAAGCAGCGTTCATTACACTTAGAAACTGAAGAGGTAACTAGATGAATTTTAATCCAATTTGTGTATACGATTACGAAACCGCAGGACGAGACCCTGACAACTGTCAGATTATCGAGATAGCCGCAACGATGGTTCACTCCCGTAAGCTGGAGATTGTCGATAAGTTTAGAATGAAAATCCGGCCTGACTGGGACGCAGAGGGTTGTGAAGAAGATACCATTAAGTGGCACGCAGAAGAAGTTAGGAAAATCACTGTAGATAAGTTCAAGGCGGAACTTAACGAGTCTCCTAGCATCGACGTTGTGTGGCCCACCTTTGTTTCCTGGGTTGATAAGTACAACTATGGCAAACCTGGAAAGTCTGGGTTTAAGGCTCCTGTCTCTTGTGGGTATAACATTGAGGGGTTCGATAACCCTATTACTTCTAGGTACTGTCATAAGTATGGACCAACTGAGAAGGACCGCTTTATTGAGGGTAAGATGAAACCCCGCCTATTTAATCAGGTTCATAGCTTCGACGTTATGAAACATATGTGGTTTTGGAATGAAAATATTGAGACAGGCAAAAAGAAAGAGTTGCAGAATCTTCAATTGGGTACTCTAGCTGCCTACATGGGGGTGCCAGAATCCCTTCTAAGTCAAACTCACGCTGCTGACATTGATGTCCATATTACCGCTCAAATGGCAATCAAGCTATTTAAAATGGAGAGGTTTATGACAGCTAAGAAGCCGGGCTCTGACAAACGCCGCCTGGAAATGAAGAACTGTTTCGTTGACAACTTCCCCATGCCGTGATATAATATACTATGCCTGATGTAATCTATCCTTGTGGGTGTCGCTGGGAAATCGTTGACCCCAATTACAAGTCGAAAGAAGATTTCCACGCCGAACCCGGTGACCCAATCCCCTTGGCTGATGTAGATATTCACAATGTCTCATTGGAATGCCCTATAGTCTGGGCGTTAATGGGAGAGGGTATCACCAAAGGGATTTTCCAACTTGAGAGTAATCTCGGTAGGCGATGGTCCAAAGACTCCAAACCTAAGAACTTGGAGGATTTAGGTGCTTTGAACGCATTGTTGAGACCGGGTTGCCTTCGTGCCATGAGCGGTACTCCCCCTAAGAGTATGACAGAGCGTTATGTGGATAGAAAACATGGTCGTGAACCAGTGACGAATATCCATCCGGCTCTAGAACCTATTCTGAGAGCGACTTTTGGTGTATTAGCTTACCAAGAACAAGCTATGCGTATTGCTTCAATGATGGCAAGTTTTACTGAGCAAGAGGCAGATATTCTGCGTAAGGCTATCGGTAAGAAAAAAGCTGACATCATGGCATTGGTTGAGAAGGGATTCCTTGAGGGGTGTAAAAAGACAGGTATTCTAAATGACGAACTTGCCTTAGAGGTTTTTGGTTGGATTCGTGAAAGTCAGAAGTACTCCTTTAATAAATCTCATGCTGTAACCTATGGTAAAAATGCTTACTGGACTGCCTACTGCAAGGCTCACTTCCCAATTGAGTTCGCCTGCTCCTACATTATTGGTGCAGACTGGAAATCAGATAAGTATGAAGAGATTGCTGTAGTAGTTAATGACGCTAAAACCCTAGACATGGATGTTCTTCTTCCTGAGTTTTTTGACATTCGTCCTTACGCTCAAATTAAAGACCGGAAGATTCGCATGGGAACCCAAGAGATTCGTGACATTGGTAAATCCGCATCAACGAAACTCTACAAACAAATCAAGGAGACTACTGAACTACTGGGTAAAGAGCCCAAAGAGTGGTCCTGGCTAGAATACCTATGTTTCTTCGCTCCTTTTACAAATAAGACAGTGAATGAGGCTCTTATCAACTGCGGTGCCTTGGACTACTTTAAGGTCAGTCGCAGGAAGATGTTCTTTGAGTACACTCAATGGAACAAGAATGTTAAGGCATCAGAGCAGGAATGGGTAAGGGAAAAGTGGGCTTCTAAAAAGTGGACTTGTCTTATAGACATTATCGACGACTGCTCAGAACCGGGTAAGTTCCAGTTTCAGACTGATGATGATGGTGTTCGCAAGCGTGTGAGAATCAGTGGTGGAGGTGCTTCCACTAAAAAAAGAGGTGAAAAACTTAAGGATTTACTTCTTGTACTGAAGAACCCAGGTCAAGATTTAGAAGACAGCATGGACTTCATAGCTTGGTCAGAAGAGAAATATCTCGGGGTTTCGCTATCTTGCAGCGTCGTGGATGGCCGAGAAGAGGCTATCAACGCTAATACCACCTGTCGGGAATTTTTAGGGGGTCAGGCACTTGACTATATGGTTGTGGCTGTTAAAATAGATAAGGCACACGAGTTGGTCACAAAGAAGGGTAAAGACCCTGGAGCGAAGATGGCGAGATTGACCGTCTCTGATTCTTCATGTGCCCTTGATGATGTTGTCTGTTTCCCAGAACCCTACAAGAAATATCAAGCAATGCTGTTTGAAGGAAATACTGTACTAATTCAAGGAGAAAGAACTAATCAAGGTTCTCTCTCTGTTAAGAAAGTAAAGGAAATTTGATGAGTCACTATTTTGATGAAGGTTTTTTGGAGACAGCGGAGGCAGCAGCAGCAGCAGAAGCAGAAGCGGCAGAAGCAGAAGCAGAAGCAGAGAAGGAATTGGAAGATAAAGAATATGCAACGGGAGCAACTGTTGCTTTTCAGCCTAGTTGTGAACTTATGCATGTCTACCTCAATAACACACATATAGGGTCTGTTCCATGTTCGCAAGAAGACTGGAATGACGAATTTTTTGGTCAAGCAATAATGGAGATTGTTCAGATTGCTTGTTGTGAGGGGATTGCCAAAGGCAACACCTTTGGTCTGGCAGGCCTTAAAGTAAAAAGCCACAAAAGGGTTACAGAAGACGAGATTAGTGGCGTTCCCATAATTTAACTTGACAAAAGTGACCTCTGGCGTGTATGGTAAAGTACCATGATGGATAATAACACAATGAAAAAATATCTGGAAGAAAAGAAGTGTCTCGTTTGTGTCGTGAAGGCACAAAACGGCGACATCGTTTTTAGCCTACCAGAGAGACAGATTAAGCCCGTCACCCCTGCGGTGGATACGGTTTTTCGAGTAGAGGCCGATAGCGTTTCTATAAAAACAAATGGGGAGTCACAGGGTAAAATCCCTCTTCCTCCATATGCTATACGACCCTTTGTTATGTCTGTTGTTGTAGCCTCTTGTGAAAGATTTGGTTATGACAAAGACTTAATAAAGTTTGATATTGGTGGACAGGAAACGGACCATGTAACATTTAGTAAACAAATGCTATGGTTTCCCCTGGAACCAGAAGATGAACAAAAAGACCATCTATTAAGAAGTTTGGTCACTAATGCGATGAATTGCCCAATTAAGTTTCATTCCGATTTTGATACTCGTGCCATCGAGTTGGGCATTGATGATGGCTATCAGCGAGTAAAACACATTTTGCGTGGAGGTAACGTTTATGAGTAACAAGTGTATGTTTGTTGGGCGATTGACTGCTGACCCTGAACTAAACGAATATGGAGGTACAAGCAAGGTTGAATTCAGCATTGCGGTATCCGATATTCGTAAGGATAAAGAAGGCAATAAGATTGAGGAAGTTGACTTCTTCAATTGTTTCGCCTGGGCGAGTGGTGCAGAAGCCATTGCTAAGTACTTCAAGAAGGGCGATTTGATTATGGTCCATTGTAAGGCTAAGCAAGACCGCTGGGAAGACCGAGAGACAGGAAAGAAGAGAACTGCCATTAACTATCGTGTTAATGAGTTCGAATTCCTTCCTTATAACTCCCCAGACAAGAAGGGCGAGAGTAACGAAACTGCTACTTCCGCTGCAACTTCTTCTTCAGGCGGTGGTGCATCAGACGATGACGACATCCCCTTCTAATGAAGCTTCTCTTGTAGAAGAGAATCTAGCTTTGGTTGTTTACCAAGCTTTACAGTTTACACCTTTAGGAATTTTAGACCTAGACGACCTTATTTCGGTAGGGTCGATAGGTCTCCTAAAGGCTGTTCGTGGTTTTGACGATGGTCGTGGTATTCAGTTTAGTACTTATGCCACAACTATTATCAGAAACGAAATCTATCGTGAACTAAAGAAGTTTAGTAAGACTAAAAGCATTGAGCTATCCCAGGAAATAGAACAGGAAGAGTCCCCCGATATTTGGGAGTTTATGCCTGAAGACCTCACTAAAATAGAGAGGCATGTTCTTTACATGAGACTTGTGGAGAATAGAACATTTAAGGAAATTGGGGAGGAGATGGACAGGACTAAGTCCTGGGCCAGTGCTAAAACAAAGGAACTTCTGATTAAAATACGGGAAGCAAATGGATATTAAGAGGAAACCGAGAATCTTGTGGGTCGGAGAAGCAACCTTTCTAAAAACAGGTTATTCTGTGTACGGCCATGAAGTTCTTAAAAGACTACATGCAACAGGTAAATATGAGATTGCTGAATTAGGTGGATACGCTGATGAAACAGCTACCGAAAGATTTAAGCTTCCCTGGACCTTCTATGGTAATGCACCAGTAGAAAACCAATCTCACCCCTCTTATAACGACGAGGCCGTTTCTCTATATCGGTCTCAGAACACTTATCAGTTTGGCGAATGGCGTTTTGAAGACGTTTGCCTAGACTTCCGTCCTGATATTGTAATGGATATTCGTGACCATTGGATGCACGAGTTCATTGCCCGTTCTCCGTTTCGTCCTCACTTCAAATGGTTGGTTATGCCCACTATTGATAGTGCCCCTCAACAAGAACAATGGCTCGCTACTTATCTTGATGCTGATATAGTTACTACATACAGCCAGTTTGGTAAGGATTGTTTAGAGCAAGAGACCAATGGTTCCATCAAGGTTGCTGACATAACACCTCCAGGGGCAGACTTGTCGGCTTTCAAACCTGTGGAAGATAAGGAAAAACACAAGGAAGAATGTGGACTAGACCCTAATTGCAAAATTGTGGGAACGGTTATGCGTAATCAAGTTCGTAAGCTATTCCCTGACCTATTCAAGTCTTTTGCTGACTTCGGTAGAAAACACCCAGATATAGCCGAGAACACATTCCTCTATGCTCATACCGCTTGGCCTGACTTAGGATGGGATATTCCTAGTCTTCTACGAGAAAATGACATCGGTCATCGTGTCCTGTTCACTTATGTATGCCAACAACCTAACTGTAAGTATGTATTCCCTTCCTTCTTTCAGGGTGGTAGAACAACTTGTCAGAAGTGTCACAGGAGAACTGCCAAGCTTCCAACTACTCAGTCTGGGGTAAATAACCAACAGCTTGCGGCTATATATAATTGGTTTGATGTCTACGTTCAATACTCCGTCTGCGAGGGGTTTGGTATGCCTCAGGTGGAAGCTGCTTCTTGTGGTGTTCCTGTGATGGCTGTAGACTATTCTGCTATGCAATCTGTGGTAAAAGACTTGAAGGGAACACCGATTGATGTCCAGAGGATGTTCCGTGACGCCAATACTCAACAATGGCGTGCGTTACCTGATAACGATGACTTTGTAGAAAAACTGGCTAAGTTCCTAAGTAAGCCAACTACAGTACGTCGCCATAAGGGGCGTGAAGCATACAATCAAGTACTGAAGAAGTACAACTATGATATTACTGCAACAAAATGGGAAGCAATTATTGATGGAGTTGAACTACGTGAAGAGATTGAGACATGGGACAGTCCACCTCGACTTAACACTCCTAACACCTCTCCTCCTCGCAATATGAACCCCGAACAGCTTGTTCATTGGGCGGTTCTTAATACCTGGGGGGAGCCAGACCAAGTTCAAAGCTATGTCGCCCTCCGTATGTTAAGAGACCTTCAATATGGGTCCACTGTAGGCGGCACAGGAGGGTTGTTTTTTAATGAGGCCTCTCACCTCGCTAATAAAAACGTGTATCACCAATTCCTTCCTGAACACGCCATTCGTCAGTTCTATGATATGGCTGAACGAAGGAATACATACGAGAAGAGACGAGTAGGGATGATTAAAGTTGCTACCCCAAGCTTTGTCAAGAACAAGAAGGAAGATATTAATGGAACGAATAAGCGTTAACATCAAAGTGATACCAGATTCTCCATCTTCTCCTAATCTACAGGATAAGCCTAGTGAAGAATTTGTTTGGGATTCTGTCTATAAGATTATGACTAATAATCCAGGGAAAGAGTATCTCAAGTATATCTTAGCATACGAATGGGTAGAAAAAGCCCCTACTCGTTTGATGACAACAAGTGAAAAACCAAGCTTTAAAATGGGAACGATGACATGGTACGTAAAGGTTTATGTAAAGTAGAGTTTGGTAGTGTTTGTGCCTGTGGTCATGGCAAGGTGGGTGTGGTCACTAAAGTAGAAAACAGAAGAGACGTAGAAGGAGTTTTTCGTTTTCTCTATATAGGTGTAGGGTTTGATGGAAGCCACTGGCAAAGCAAAAATCCCGAAGTTCTCAACAGCACAGTTAATGAATACATTGAGGAAATGATATAATAATGAAAGTACTATACATCGGTGTGTACCGAGACGGAACAGGTTGGAGCCACAGTGCTATCCAAAACATCCTTGCTTTAGACGCTGCTGGGGTAGACGTTGTGTGTCGCCCATTAAAGCTGAATAAGAGGGATGGAGAAATCCCTAAGCGAATTAAAGAGCTAGAGGGTAAAAGCACGCATGATGTCACCCATGTGATTCAGAATGTACTTCCTCACCATATGGACTTCAACGGAGACTTCGAAAAGAACATTGGTATGTACTTGACGGAGACAGACCACTTCCGTAATACATCATGGGCTCAGAGTCTAACACTCATGGATGAATCATGGGTTTCCTGTAATCAGATGATTGAAGCTTCTAAGAATAGCTATGTGGCTTGTCCATTGGCAGTAGTGCCGGTTCCTTGTGACACAGCTAAGTATCAGAAGACCTACAGTAAGATTGAACTACCAGGAGGAGACAGCGTGTTCCGCTTCTACTTCATTGGTGAGTTTACCAAAAGGAAGAACGTTGCGGCTCTAGTCAAGGCTTTTCACCTTGAGTTTAGACCTACTGACAAAGTCCAGTTGGTTATCAAGGCTAACGTCCCAGGTAAGACCTCTCAACAAGCAGAGCGTATTATCAGGAATGAATGTACGGTAATCAAGAACGGACTGAAGATTTATCGTAATCCAGAGATGTATCATGATGAAATCATTCTAACCCAACGATTCTCTGATGAACAGATTATGAAGCTTCACAGTACATGTGATTGCTTCACTATTGCAAGCCACGGTGAGGCATGGTGTATTCCAGCTTTTGATGCCATGGCAATGGGTAAGACTCCCATTTGTACAGATGTCGGTGGTCCTTCGGACTTTTTATACAAAAGCCAGGGGCGACTAGTGGCTGGCGAATTAGATTACGCTAAAGGCGGTTGGTTGGTTGACTGTCAACCCGAACCCTGCTATGATGTAAGGGATACCCTTGAAGACCTTTATGTCAGTAACGAAAACTGGCAAGCTATCAATATTCAGTCTCTTCGGGAGTCCATGAGAGAGGCCTTTGAGAACAAAGAAGAACGAGAAAAGCGTGCTGAGAATGGTATCGCTAGAGCATATGACTATTCACACTTGGCTGTTGGTCAACAAATGAAGGAATTGCTAGAGGGTAAAACCCAACCTATCCTTCACGACTGGGCAAAGGAAATAAGGAAAAATCACACAGTATGACACTCATTCCCTCCAAAGACATCCCCCTAGGACAAGACGTTGATTTGTTTGATACGACTTTAATCAGCCGTATCTCAAAGGAATTAATTGAAGGTATTCGAGAACACGGTCCTGCCATTGGCCTGTCCGCTGTTCAAATCGGTTATGAATACAACATGTTCATTGTAGACTTTAGCCTCATAAAGTTTAAATTCAAGCCATTCAGTATGGTGGACATGGTTACATTCATTAATACGACTTATACCTCCAATGGGAAAAGGGGAGAAGTCGAGGAGGGGTGTTTGTCATTACCTGGGTATACATGGACAGTTCCCCGTTATCGCCACATAAATGTATCTGGACACTTTTGGAACGGCATGGAAGCAAAAGAATTCACTCTTCCTATGGTTGTTCATCCTATCACCTGTATCGCGTTCCAACATGAAGTGGACCACCAGCAAGGTATTCTACTTGAGGATATTGGACGCAATAAGACTGCTATTCCAGAAGTTGAAGAAATGCACTTTGGTAATGAGCTAGACCCCGAGAGGTATGATTTTGTTGAGGTAGACTCTGCGGGTGTACCAACAACCAAAGACTCAGAAGAAGAAATGGTTATCAAGAACAAGTTTAAAGAAACCCGTCGTGGGTTGATTATCCCTGGAGAATAAAAATGCCGTCACCTATTATTAATACACTACTAAGGTCACGGCGACGTGAAGGGGAACCGTTAAATATTCTAACGTTTCCTACCCATGAGCGATACGAGACCAATCTGGCTAAGACAGGCCATAATTTCTATGCTTGGCAAGTGCCAGGAACAACAAAACCTTGGGTAGAAGACTATGCACCTATTCCTGATAACTATCAGATTCTCAATCCGAATCGTCAGGCTCGTCAGTTACCTATGCATATTGACATAGACCTAGTGTTGAGCCAACATAAATTTGGTCAGTTTCAGACCGCAGTACAACTAGCCCCTCAGATTGGCTGTCCTATGGTTAGTCTGGAGCATACGCTACCACGCCAAGAATGGGGGCAAGAACAGCTTGTTCCACTGGCACGCATGAAAGGTGACGTGAATGTATTCATCTCTGAGTATAGCCGAGACCGCTGGGGGTGGGGTCCAGACGAGGCCGAGGTAATTCACCATGGTATTGATACAGAACAGTTCTGTCCCTCTCCTAGTCTTCCTCCTTCTGAAAGAGACAAGTTTGCTCTTTCTGTAGTTAATGACTGGGTAAACAGGGATTGGTGTTGTGGGTTTAAGCTATGGCAACACATTACAAAATACCCGAACGCAGATATACCCATCAAGGTTTTCGGCTCTACCCCTGGACTATCTAATCCCTCACCGGACCTACCTGCGGACTACCGCATGACGCGAGTCTTTTTGAACACCTCGACAATCTCGCCTGTTCCTACCGCTTTGCTAGAGGCGATGTCTTCTGGTTGTGCAGTAGTGACAACCGCTACCTGCATGATTCCCGAGATTATTGAGCATAACGTCAACGGTCTGATTAGTAATGACCCTGACGAACTAAGGAAGTATACCAAACAATTACTTGAAGATGACGAACTAGCAAACCGATTAGGTGCTGCTGCAAGAAAAACTATTGAAGAACACTTTGGACTAGATTCATTCATTAGCGGGTGGAATGAAATCTTTAACCATGCCCTCTACCTACAAGAAAGTACATTCTTAGATGACTAAAATTAATCTATTATATGGTCAAGGCGACTATATGAGCGGGCATATCAACATTGACCCGTTGGCAGAAGATAACCCTAAACTAATCAGGGGTGACTGGAAGAACCTAGACGAGTGGGTTGAAGACGCTGAGGCTACTTCTATCCTTGCTCTCCATGGTGTAGTTGAGTACATTCCCCGAACACAGATTGACGATGTAGTTGACCACTGGGTTAAGAAACTAAGGCATGGGGGGACGCTAGTTGTTAACTTCATGGACTGTTACGAAATTGCCAAGGAGTTTGTTGCTTTTAATACACCACTGACTGAGTTCAATGAATTCCTTCATGGTCAACAAGAGAACAAAACACTTGTCAAGACCTGTAGTTTTACTACTCACGGTTTTGCAGAATATCTTTCTGTGGCACACGGACTAGAAATTATCAAGAAGCGAATCAATGGATTCGACGCTACAGTGGAGGCACGACGACCATGAGCGGCAAGTTTATAAAAGAAGGCGAGTCTCAGCCTATTCTAAATGAGCAAGAACTAAATAAGCTTATTGAGCGTAGTGATGACGGCGAGGATAAGGATGCTGATACACAGGTTGTCACTATTTGTAAAAACTGCATATTTGCTGCCTATGACGAAGACGATACCACTCGTGTTCAAACTGGTTGTTTTATGGGGCGTCTCGACCAGTTCAAGGCTATCGACACAGAAATTAAGCAGGCTGAAGAAGTAGACATTGAGCCTGATACTGGGAAGGAACTTGACTCTACTACCACCTTCAATATCATTGGTGGGCGTATCTGTACTACCCAACGTGAGCAAAAGTGGATTGATACGCAATCTACATTGCAGGACAGGCCACTAGACGAGGGGTTTGGACTAGAAGAGTTAATGCAGTTGGCTACTGACGAAGTTAAGGTAGGAAGGAATACAACCTTAATTGTTTTCATTCCTGGTGGAACAGAGTGGGACGCTGTTAAGGCTCATATCGAACACCTTAAGAAACACCCTTTTACTCATGTTATCTTCATGAATTGCTCTCGTGAACTAATGCCTATCAACTTCCTTCACAATATTCAGCATGAATACAAAGAGGGGCTTCCTTTCACATGGCAAATGGAGTTTATCTTACAGGGTACTCACCACACGCAAATTAAGGAATTGATGCATCAGTG